ACACCGGGCACTCGTCCATCACTTACGAATTCCCACGAAAATAGAACCGGCCAAAAGGAACGCCTGCCCCATGGCGATCCAGAAGAGGGTCGTGCGTTGGCGGCCGGCTGTGCAGTCGCAACGGTCATCCATGAGCTTGTTGATATAGGTGAGGGTCACGTAAAGGTACGCCACCGATGCCACTGCAATGGGACCGGCCAGGTATTTTATCAGAGTCTTATTATTGAACAAAATTGCCACCTGGAAAAGGATGGACACAAGATAGAACCACTTCATGAAATCCCGGCGCCAATTTACGGAGCACTTACAGTCTTTCTTCTCGAGGTTGAAGATCCACGTGGCCGCCAGTGTAAAGAGAACTATGTTCACCAGTGGCCAGGCCCACCTGTACATTATATGATACACCTAGAATTTATATACTGTTCAAATAATGTGCGAGCCCCATTTCACTCGGTGAATCTTTTGGAAGACGCACCTTTTTTTTGAATTCCTTCTGGAGATCCGCCCTAACATCCTGAACGATTCTCTCCTCGTGTTCACGATATTCATCCGTAACCTCTGGCCATTTCGTTTTGTCGCCTAAATTGAAAACTTGTATAGACTTCAATCGGGGCACGTGACGTGCTATTATCGTATTAATCTCGGTATTACTCAAATTGTTTTTGTATTTATGAGCACGTGCACGTTTTTTGAGGAGGGATTCCATCCTAACATATGTTGGCAAAAAACGCGTCTTGTCACTGACAGGGTCGCCTAATTTTGGTTCTTGGTGTATAATAATGGACGGGCCTAGCAAACGTGAAAAGAAGCGCGACTCGGCAAAGAAATCCAAGGACCACTCAATTTACACCCAAAAATCAATCCGGGTCCGGGAGGCCCAGCTTGAAAAAAAGCTGTCGTGTCCAGACAAGACCAAGGGCAAGTGAAGACCAAGACACCCAAAAACAACCATGGCTTCCCCTCTCATGACTCCCGGCCTCAAGTTTTTCGCTGAGCAGATCGACCCCGTGTATCCTGCGGCGGGCCTGTACCGCAGCATGTCGACGTACGGCATCTCGAACCTCGAGGGCGGGCCTCAGCGCAACGAGCTCTACGTGGTCTGCCAGGACCTGTCCATTCAGTCCGTCTACGAGCCAAGCCGGCCCATTGGCTGGGAGCTTATCGAGGAGGGCTGCGAGTTCTGGTACCGTGTGACGCAGGCGAACCACGAGCGCAAGCGGGCCATGGTGCGGTGCCATAGCCGGGTTGAAGACCCGCCGGCGGGTCGTGGTTCCATCGGCTCGGTGGTGCAGACGTGCCGACGCGTCGAGAAGCCGCAGCAGGCTGAGGTGATCGAGCAGAAGGATGACGGTGAAGAGGTCACCTCGCAGCTCAAGATCGACCCGCTTCTGGCCCAGTGTGCGGCGATGGTCGGCGACCCGGACCAGACGGCCGCGCTGGCCAAGTTTGCAGAGGGCAAGATGAGCTACGCTGAAATGCGCGGACTTTGCGGGTGAAAAAAATCGAGTCGCGTGACGGCCAAGACGGCCTCTGGCATCTCCTCGAACAAGAAGAATGAAATTCGACATTACAGAGGTTCTGCTCTGTATCGCGATCTGGCCAGCCGTGTACTGGTTCTCAACCACCTTCCCGTTGCTCGCATCGTTCACCGTCGCGGGGCTTTTGCTTGATTTTTAAAATCCACTAATAGTAGGACGAATGCATAATGATGTGTGCATTTCAGTTAGAATTACGGTCCGTCGTGTGGCCCGCCACCCTATTGTACGATCCAGCGCTCTTCTGCGCAAGCACGTGGTGCGAGGAGCCACACTGGGACTCGTACCAAGTGCAGTGAATGACATGGTCTTTCATCACGCGCCTTTGAACCTCGGTGAGATTTTGCACCTATTCCAGGACACCGCCACCGTCACGACCATGAATGCGATTGCCGCCGTCATCGTCACTGCGTCTAAGGTTCTCTAGTCAACTTGAATTTAGTTTTGGAATAAGGATATATCACGTTGAACGAAACTCGCAGCCGTCCCACGTTGTCCCCTTGCTTGAACCCCTTCATAGGAATGATATAGTCCTCCCGAGGGTCCAAGACTCCCCAGTCCGCCGTGTCCACATCTATGGGCCCGTCGAAGTGTGGGATCTGGATCTTCTTCCCGTTCACGCTATCCTCGAACGAAATCTTCGTGGACCAAACGAGGTCCAGGCCCTGACGCATGAGCTCGGGGTGCGTCTGGACCCTGACGTGGAAAACGAGATCACCAGGCTCCTCACCGGGACGCACGGGTTGCTCACCGAGACCGTGCGCCACGAGCGTGTTTCCATCCTCAACACCTGGAGGAATTTTCAGTTCTAAATTCAACTGCTCGAGCTTTTTGCGTTTGTGACTACACGAATCACACCCAGTGAACATGGCCCCCTGACCTTCACACTGCGGGCAGGGCTGTTGGAACGCCATGGGTCCCATCTGGACGTGCTGCATTCCCGAGCCTCGGCAGGCTTGGCACTGTTTACGGCAGTTCAAGCAGGGTTTACCTATTGTGATCTTCATGTTCTTGGTGATTCCCTTGTACGCGTCCTCGAGTGTAATCTTGAGATCGTGGTCGCGGTTGGGGCGTTTCTGGGGTCCACGAGGTCCGCCAAACGCCCCACCGAACATCTGGGCGAATATGTCGTTGGGGTTGAAACCGGGCGGAAAGCCACCAGGACCTGCTTGGGGCCCCGGGGGACCGTCAACGGTCCCCCACTGATCAAAGTTTTGGCGCTTCTGTGGGTCGCTGAGGATGTCATAGGCGCCCTGGATCTCCTTGAATTTTTCGGCGTCACCCGTTGGTTTGTCCGGGTGAAGTCGAAGAGCGAGTTTACGATAGGCCTTCTTGACCTCCTCTTCTGTGGCGCCCTTCTGGACCCCGAGGGCCTCATAGGGCGTTTGAGAATGCATTCTCAAACTCTAATTTTAGTTGGAAATTACTCCTTTACTTGGAGCGCGACTTGCTCACGCGCTTACGGACAGCGCTCTGGATCTTGCGCGCGGCCGTGTTGGGGCTTGGGGCGTTGCGTTTGGGCTTTGTAACGACCCTATTGATGTTCCGGGTCTTTACAGGGTTCCGCGTCATCGGGTTGTTGAACAGTTTATAGCTTGGTTGAGTCATCATCAAGTTGTAGTTGTTCTTCACGGCGGGCATGTGACGGTGGACGAGTTTCCAGAACTCAAGCTTTGTATAGAAATCTTCGCGTTTTGTAGATGGGTCAGTCACGCGATAGACGACTATTCCCTCTGGAACCTTGTTGAGAGTTATAGGATTTATATAGTTTGCATTTATGTTCACCGTCTTGATTTTTGGAAGAGAATTGAGGCGATTGGCCAGTGCGTACCGCTTCTTGAGCGCCCTTATTTTGTGTTTCAACTGGGCAACTTTCGCGGCGTGGGCGGCAGCGGCGGCTTTTTTCACCATCTCATTCATCCTTGAGTACTGGAAATATTATTTTAGCCCCGGCGCCCAGCTTGTTGGAGGGCTCGCAATTGAGCATTTAAATTATTCACTTCCATCTCTTGCGATGCACTGGGCTCTTGGGCGGCGATACCCGCCTTCTTTGCATAAGCATTTGCCAGATTCTTATAGCGTGTATTTGCAGGGTTTTTCCTCGCCAAATTTGCGTATATTATAGACTGTTTTGCGTTTATTTTCTGTTCGAGTTGAGTTCTACTTGCGGCATTTATTGACTTGGCAGCCTTGAGAATGGCTCGAACTCCTTCGAGTTTTCTTCCATTGTTAGCTTCTGTTATTTTTCGATTGATATTTGTGGGCGTTGCGTAGACTTCAAAGCGAGCTCCTTCGGCTGCTTGGCCCAAAATATTTGCCTCATTTTCACTCATATTTGTGTTGGAATTTCCAGCATTCACTTTTGGACGGACAGGATAACTTGTTCGTAGGTTCGGGAGCCGCCGCGCAGCCTTCAACCCGGCTCGAACTTCGTATTTCGCACGAGTAGGATCAAACTGATTCAATTTGCGAATATATGCGAGACGCGAACTGACACCTGGTCGTGCATTCGGGCGAACGACGCCCCGTGTAGATGATAGAAAGTTGCGTATTTTATTATAATTTCTGTTGTTTTTGGGAAGGTTATTTATAACGGCTCTGGCTGCATTCCGGGCCGTTTCGAGGTTATTTTGACTCAGTGACCCAAGAGTCAGTCCCTTGCGCATGAGTTTGTTCATTATAGCACCTTGCTGCTGAAACCATGCTGCACTAGACTGGTTAAGTGTCGCTGTTATTATATCTGCATTTAGCCCAAACGTCCTTTGAAACGCCGCGGCGTCACTGACGACCTCAATTTTATAGGAAGGGTATTGCCTAATGTAGTCGAGGTACGTCGTCAGGAAATCTCCCGCAATACTTCTGTCAATAGTGGTGAATGATGCCGCCGTCTTTTGGAGAACTCCATAAAACCACGGCACGAAATAACCCTTTATTTCAAAGTTGTAACGACTTTTAAGAGGGGCCATAAGTATTTCCAGAGACTTCATGATTTTTAGGAGCTGGAACATTTCAGCCGGGACTGGCTCGGGCTTTCCTATTCCTATTTTCAATTCAAGAACCATGACGGTGAAGTAAGGCGCCCCGTTCTTCATAGAACGCCGGATAATGACGGCGTCTGGTTTTCCAAACCCCCAACCTTTGTATGGAGTGCTCGGAAGAGCGCTCCATGTCGTCATGGGCGCGGGTCTTCCACCGGCCATGTGTGAATTGGGGTTTGATTCTCTGCTGAGTATGTCAACGAATAGCTTCTTGTTAGAGTTCACGGTATTCACGGGAAACTGCTTAATAGTATTTTCAAAAGGAACTTCTGATTCAAGGATAACAGTGGTATCATACGGATATGACGGGTCGAAATATTGTGAAATTTTCTCCCAACCCCGAGAACCGTTAAGACCGTATTTCCAGTATACCGGAAAGGCGCCGGGTGACGCGGCAGCGCCTATTGTAAACCCCACTGTTTCAAGATAGTCACCTAGGTGAGACTGTATATATGGCCCGGTGTAATGAGAAGCTTCCCTGTTTATCCTGGAGGCGGCGACGATGGCCCGCGCAGTTTGTAAATTGATATTTGGATTCTGCGTGGGCTTTCTAAATATACCTTGGGGAACCAGAGAAGTATTTCTTGAAAGCGTCTTATTCAAAGCCTCGCGCATTGACGAGTTCTTATTGAAATATTTCTTCCAGTCTTGGTCAGCCGCCAGAGCCGTCATAACTTTACTCGTGTTCCACTTGTTTCCGGTGATTTTCGCAGCTCCCGCTGAGAGGTTTGCCCTATATTTTACCCTGGCGGCTTCATACTGCATCTCCCAGTTCTTGAATGGGAGAGCTCCGGGCGTTCCTTGTACATACTGTCTATACAATTCTTTAGGAACATTTGAGGCCACTGGCCGCCCTTTAATAGTTGGCGCTATTTGTGTTTTACCTTTTGGTGCAAAACCTATTCCGTTATTTCCAAAAGTCTGAAGAGCTCGGACAAGGTTGGCCTGGTTTGATGCGAAAAACGCCAAGTTTTGGTTTGCCTTCTTAGATTTCTTTTTGATAGAGGTATTGTTATTGTTATTGGCTGATGCCTCTCGAGCCGCTTCTGTGAGGATCCGTGCACGTTTCATCTACTACTAAATCCAGATAAAAACTTGACCCGCCCAACAAATAACAATGGCTTCCAAGACCCTGATGAAGGCTCTGGACCGTGTGGCTGACCTGAAGGCTGACCTCAAGGAGGCGAACGCCGAGCTCAAGGAGGCGGTCGAGGGCACCGCCATGTACAAGGCGTTCCTGGACGCCATCAAGTCCACGAGCGAGGGCAAGATCCCTGAGAAGGCGGCAGCCTCCAACGCCTTCAAGATCACTCTGGCCATGTTGACCAAGAAGGAGGAGGCGGACGGTGACGCGGAGTAAAAAACGTGTCCTACCCAGGTCTAGTGCGCCCCACGTGTAATAAAAGCAACCCAGATGACATCCTCCCCATGGATCAAGAATATCCCCTTTGAGCGCTGCCCCGTGCTCGCCACTTACGACAATATCAGCCACTTCCACAAGGTGGCTGATATTGTCATCGATGAAGATTTGAATACAAAGGGCATCAAGGCGCGCCAGACGGTCATCAAGGCTCTACCGACTATTTCCACCCAGGAGTTTGGCGCCAAGGCGGTCGAGTGGCTTTATATGATTATCATCAATGGGCACATCGTTAAGATTGGTGGGACCCGCGACGGCCTCAAGAACCGCTTCGGGAGCTACCTATGCGGCCACCACACCCCTGACCGCGGTGGTTCCGGAAAGTGCTCAGTCACAAACGCCTTCATTTACAACACCCTCGACCACCACCTGCGACTGGGTCACGCCGTCGAAATGTACGGCTACAAACTTCCCGGAGCCATCGTGACCCAGAATATCCTCGGCGAGGACGTCACCTTCTCGGTCCAGACGTTCCACAAGTACGAGTCCAAGTTCCTCCAAGCCTTCGCCGCCACCTATGGCTCCATGCCGTTCCTCAGCGACAACGCAGATCCCGAGTACAAAAAGCAACCTCATCCGGTTCCAGTCCAAAGTGCTCAAACGGATCCCGACCCGCCGGCGTCACCGGAAAGTGCTGAAGGATCCTGATGTTGTTGAAGTTCCCCCATCGACAAATATTGTTTAAAAATTCATACAATGGATGTTCAAGCATCTTTGCTATCGCATGCGCCTCGTCCTCGTCCCTGCACCGAATGAATGCGATAGATTGCGTCATCCCACACGAGTCCACAAAAGTCTTATACCGGTCAGTCGTACTAATGAAAACCTTCCAGCCTGTCTGCCACTTGTGCGGCCTGGACGCCCAGACCGTCTGCTTGGGTGTGTGGATCAGGCGCGACGCGTGCTCGGCGTCTTCACGGTCCACGATCAAGTGACGCTTCGTATACTTGTGCAAGTCGCTGCTGGTCTCCACGGCGTACTTGGGATGACTGGACTCGATAGTCTTCAAAAGGATCTTCTCAATTTCAGTCGTGAAATAGAGAGGCACGAACCTGCGGACCCTCGAGGGCACCATGGACTGATAGTCTCGGCCCTTCCAGGTCCCGCTCACGGAAAACGGGTCGGTCGCTGGGCGATTCTGGATCACATACCAGGTGAAGCTTGACCCGACCTTCTTGAAGTACTTTTTGGCCGAGTGAATATTTAGCTCCAGAATTTGAAGGGCCGTGATGCGACTGATCAAAGTGTTGCGGTCGGCCCATGACATCCAGTTGTCGGGTGTGATGAAGGCTAGGTACCCACCAGGCTTCAAGAGGTCCAGGGATTTCTCGAGAAAAACCTTGATCAAATTGTGATTCTTGGAGGCTCGGGTCCCATCAGCCATGAGTTTGGCATATGGTGGGTTGGCCACGACCAAGTCGAATTTTGTTTCGAAATTAGCCGTCACGAAATCTTCACTGGTCACATTGAGTCTGTATCGGTCTCCACTGAATACCCTACGAACATTGACTAACCGTTCCTCATTGACGTCATTGAAGTACAGAACCTTTTCAAGAATTTCTTTGGGCTCCAATTTTAGTTTGAAATATATGGACCCAAAGAAATTACCGTTCCCACAACACGGGTCGAGGATCTTCAGGTCTGGTCGGCTCCACAACTCGTTTGGAATTTTGGATAAGATTTCTTCGACACATTTCATTGGGGTCGGCTCGTCGTTCGAAGTCTTTCGCGTACTTTGATCTGTATTGAGCACATTGTCAAAATAAGAAGCAACTTGTTCCGGTTGCGACTCATCAATCATATCTTCTATAAGGTCCGTGACTTTATGCCAAGGCCCGGAAAAAAAGAGTCGTGTCCGGGTTAGGCGTGGGCCGGACGCTAGACAAAGCACCTCAAAACAACCATGTCTCCCAACTCTTCCCTTGGCTGGAACTCTGCCGGTCTCCTGTGCGGCTACCAGGGGGAGTATGAGGGTGAGGAACCCTGCTTCGTCTGGACCTATGATGAGTTCGAGGCGTACTTGAACGAGTCAATCACCCCGTCCATGTATCACTTCATGGCCAGTTATGTCCTAGAGAAATTCACAAAAGATGACCTTTGGGAAATCGCGGGCGGTGATTACTGCACGGGAGACCTCGAGGCTGCTGCGGTCGACGCGTACTTCGACCTGCCGATCAGCGAGCGCATCCGCATGCACGAGCAAGAGCTTGTGAACCTGCGCGCAGCCAAGCGCACCGCCGAGGACAAGGAGTCGGCTGCGATCGACGCGATGCTCACCGAGAACATGCCGTTCGACGGAACGAGCCCGATCGCACAAGAATACTGCGACTTCATGCGGGGCATGATCGCCACGAACCGCGCAGCCGCCGACCGCCTCGAGGACGAGATTCACGAGGAGGAGCAGTGGGTTGGCGGCCATGAGGAGGGGGCCGAGGACGAGACCAAGGAAAACTACGACCCAGTGGAGGCTTGAAAAAACGTGTGCCGTTCTCGCCAAGTTTAATGAAATGAAACTCTTAACAAAATGTCTGCACCACGCGCCCCGCGCAAGTCTACAGGTGGCGTCGATGTCCAGCTCGATGAGTTTGAGACGGACCTGCGCGGCATGCTCGAGTTTCACTTGATACTACGAATCGATAATCAGTTCTGGGCCGAGACTGGTGAGCTCTCTACGGAAGATAACCGTTTGATCGCACAAGTCATAGACGGCGCCTTCATGGACCTGACGCACCGGTACCAGAACGCGCGGTTCGTGATTGATATCCTTGAGAATTGCCGAATTTTGATCCAGAATGTGGTGTGGGCCGCTATGAATGTACCAATGCCCTACGAAGATGACATTGCCGTTCACGTAAATGCCGTCATCAACAACGCCCTAATGGTCTACAACCGCGTTATCTACGCGCCTCTCCGCACCGAGATGGTCATGGCGAATCACAGTGCCGAGGTCCTTCAGCGGACGTGGCGCCACTGCATCACAGATCCATCCCATATTGCGTGTCGGCGGCGGCTCATGTACGAGTTCGAGGATCTAAAAAACGCGTCGTGTCCTGCTCAGGTCTAGGCGGTCCGCTCTCGAATTCAATCCAAAAACAAAGATGGTCTTCCCGCAGGTTCTCATCTGCACCAACGCCCCCAACACCGAGCTGGCCCTGACCAACAGCGTCCACGTGCACCCCACGGATGCGCGGACACCCTATGTGAACATAAGCAACTTTGTGTACCGTGCAGTTCCTCACCCAGATGTTGAGAAGGGGCACGTTGCACTGAACGCGATCCAGCGGCGTATGGCCAAGACATTCCCGGGAAACAGCGTCGAGGTCTGGGAGTTCCTGATGCCCATCTCGCGCGACTTTTCGATCGCGGCCGTGACCATCGAGGCCCAGTTCGTCAAGCCGGCCAGTGCGCGCGTCACGGACCTGACCAGCCTTGCGAACTCCGTGCGATCTGCGCTCTTGACGGACGTGCTCACCTTTGGTCAGTCCATCGTGATCGAGTACATGGACGCCAATATACTGCTATGGGTCAAGAGCAACGTGCGGGGACTCGTGACTGCCCAGACGGAGATTGGGATCGAGTGGCGCGATGATAACGTGTAATTAAACCTTGGCTTCATTTCTACTACAAGATGCATCGGTCCATCCTCGCCATCCGTCTCGGGACCCTTGAAACTTTTTTGAACAAAATTCGCATGAGCGCAAGCGAGCGAACGCGCCTAGATATTGCGACCGAGGCGTCCAGGCTCGCAGATAAGATCATGGCCTTGACCCCCATGGAATCATTTAGTCCCCTTGAGGCTGAGAAGATCCAAGCGGGTCTTGAGCACTATAGCCTTGCGGTATTTTGCGACCAGACGGACTGGGCTCAAAATACCCTAGATGAGCTTAGAACATTAACTTGTGAGTATTTCTAATGGATAAGTTTGTATGCGAAACTGACGTCTCTTTAGGAAAGGTGCTCAAGTACCGCAAACCGAACCCTCTAGGGGAGGCTGCGTACCTTCTCCCCGATGGCGCAATCGCCCGGGATGAAGACAAGATTATTCGGGCTCAACGGATTTTCCTCCATAATTGGTATCTTCCCGGAGGACCAGGGTCTCGACGGGCACTGGAAAAATACGGGTCATGTCCGGCCGAAGAATCACCAATTTCAAAACAAAATTAGGAAAATGGTAAACACCTTCGTCCCTTTTGCTGACGCCGAGGCTTGTGCCAAGGCCTTAGACTACCGTCGACTCGGGAAGCAAAGGGTCGAGGCGTACCAATTATGGAGGGCCCTTATGGGTATCACAAAAGGCTGGGTCAACCACCCCGCCACGCACATGTGGAAAGGGCACACATGCTTTCTCGCCAAATATATGAACACTATGATTGACGAGTGGGTCGCCCGTGGATACAAGAACAACATGAAGAAACTTCCGCACTGCGCAAACCCGACGCCTCCGTGGTGGTGGGGGTGGGCCCCTATCCACAAGTCGCACCAAGCGTCCCTGAACCGCAAGAAGCCCGACTTTTACACTTTCGAGGTTGGATCCTGGGCGAACTATGGATACGTCTGGCCCTCCAAGGTTCAATTTCAGTATAGAATTAAGAACCCCGAACCTGATAAGGTTTGTGAACCCCTGTAGATTAGATGATCTCCGCGCGCAACCTCGCCCAGCGTCGCTATATAGATTTACTCACGTCCAATGTTCCCATCGTGATAGGTTCTGGCCCGGCCGGAACTGGTAAGACCCTCTTGGCGTGCAATGTTGGTTCGAAAACCCTCCAACGTGGGGGCGTCTCAAAGTTGATCCTGACTCGTCCGGCTGTAAGCGTCGATGAGCAGCATGGTTTCTTGCCCGGAACTCTCGAGCAGAAGATGAGTCCGTGGACTCGCCCCATGTTTGATGCCCTTTCGAGGTACTTTCGGCCGAAGGAGATTAAGACGATGATGGAGGATGGTAAGATTGAGGTGTGCCCCTTGGCCTATATGCGAGGTCGTACATTTGATGATGCTTGGATCATAGGCGATGAGATGCAAAACTCCACCCCGAGCCAGATGAAGATGCTCCTGACTCGTATAGGTTTCAATTCAAAATTGGTAATTGCCGGGGACGTCATGCAGCATGACCGGGGGTTTGAGCACAATGGACTGTCTGATTTGATTCTAAAATTGACCGAGTCTGCTAATATTCAACATATCCAGTTTACTGAGGCGGACATTGAGAGACACGAGGTGATAAAGGAGGTCCTTCGTATGTACCAGTGAAAAAGTGTGATGAGAGGCCCTGGCCTCTCCGTGATATTCTATATTCAAACCAAAAATGCCGTCAGCCAACTACCAGTTCATCTTAAACTGTATGAACGTCTGCGTCAAGAAGGGTCGCGCCTACCAGCACATCAACCCTAAAATCTCCGCGCTGGAGATTGAAAAGTTGGCTATCCTCAGCGAATTCCTCGAGTCTGTCCGCAATTTCGAATCAAAATTGCTGAGTGACATGGACATCGACTAAAAAATCGTGCGTTAAATTAAATGCCAACAAGTTTTCGAGAGGCTCTGAATGAGTTTAGATACGACCTCCTTGAAGATCCATATCGCAACAAACTGCCATATATTTCTATGTATCGGCTTGACAAGACGTTCCATGAGAACCAGAACAAACTTTCTAACGCTGATAAGAATGAATGGAAAAAGCTGTATGGATATTATGTAAGGCTTGAAAGAAAGCGCGGTCTACAGGAAACTGCGCGACGGATGAATGCAGCCAAGACCATCCAGAAAGCATACAGGGCGCGTATGGAGAAAAATAAGGCCCAAACTGCATATTCAGCATCTGTTCGACGGACGAATGCGGCCTTTGCGAACCTAGAGAAGGCCAAGCGGAACCTCGCCAAGACGCTCTCGAAGCGCTAAAATTCGTGTCATGTCCTCGCCTAGAGTCTAAACCCCTAGAAATGCAGGCACTCTTCAAGTTTCGCGCTGTACCGAGGAGCTTTGTTCGATCCTTTTCAATGGGGAAACCCGATCCGGTCGAAAGTTGGTACGGGGTGAATATTGAGGAAAAGAAGGACACCACCCCCGCACCGGAGAAGTTCACAAAGTCGTTTCAGGACTACCTCAACTCAAGGCTCACCTATGAGGAAATGATGAATCAGGCCGATGCAGAGAAGAAAAAGTCCCTGGCAGACAAGTAGCTGGGATGAAAAAACGTGTCCTGTCGGGCCCAAAGATCGGGTCCGCATAGACAAAACCACCCAACAAACACCATGGCTCTCCAGATCCTCCACCAGCTCGAAGCCGCTTCCGGCCGCCTCGAGAAGGAGGCGATCCTCAAGGCTCACGCGACCGACTCAGTCTTCAAGGAAGTCTGTCGCTTGACCCTGGACCCCCTCGTGAATTTCTATATCAAAAAGCTGCCTGCTGCCGGCCCCAAGCCTACCGGGGACCCATGGTACCCATGGTCCCTCGACAAGGCGCTCAAGTCCATCGAAGGGTGGCTTGCGACGCGCAAAATGCGCGGCAAGTCAGCAACCACTCATCTCGAGCGCCTGTTCGCCTGCGTCAGTGACGATGACCAGGAGGTTCTCCGGCGCGTCCTGGGCCGGAGCCTCAAGTGCGGTGTGAGCGAGTCGACGGTTGAGAAGATCTGGCCGGACCTGAAGCTCAGCTACCCCTGTATGCTCGTGAGCCCTCTGGATTCCAAAACGAAATTGACCTTCCCTATGATTGCCCAGACCAAGATGGACGGCATGCGGTTCAACGCGATCGTGGAGAACGGTCAGGTTTCTTACCGGTCGCGGGCCGGCAAGGAGCTCGACCTGTTCGGTGTGCTCGATGCTGACGTCATGAACCTCACCGCCGAGACGGAGTATGTACTGGACGGCGAGCTGCTGATGGCGGGCGCCGACGGCAAGCCCATGGACCGCAAGACGGGCAACGGCCTCCTGACCAAGTTCCAGAAGGGAACGGGCACGCCCGAGCTTGCGAAGCAGATCCGGGCGGTCGTGTGGGATATCGTGCCCCTCTTCGCCTTTCG